CCATACTGTCACTGACTATTGGTTTGTGATAGCTTCGGCGTCCTGCACCTACGAGAACGTTTTCGGCCTGGAAGTTACGATCCAGGATAAGACCACAAATACTACAATTCTCCATGACATCGACTTCAGCCATAGGTTTAATAATTTCCTCTTTATTGTTGCAGTATGGGCATTTATATTCGTACCTGGGCATTAGTTTACTCCTTGGTAAGTAGCTTGAGCTTCAGCAGGACCGCCCTGTTGAAAACCTTGATTCATGTCACCCTGTGGTCCCATGAACTTATGGGCCATAGGATTACCCTTATTCTGTTGAACCCCTTGTGGGGTCATCGGACTCGCCTTACCCGCTGGCTGTGGCCCCATCGCCATCATCATCTCCATCCGCTGCATGAACATGGGATCATTAAACCAGTCCTGAACGTCTTCGAGAATATCCATCTCATTGGCTATATCTGTTACAGATTCCTGGAGGTTAAACGGTAGTCCCATCTGCATACATACCTGAGCGGTCATGGCTAATCCTGGGATAACGCTGGTGGCGAACTCCATAATACGTTTGGATCTAACGGCGGGGTCAAGTCGTGACATAGACCGCTGCTTGATATTAAACGCATAGTCCAGGAACTCACCCTGTCGCTGTTCCGGTGTAAGTACAAGCTGTTCATATTCTCCGCCCGGAAGTCTGCGACTAAACGGAAGTTCTATATAGGGGTCAGTGTGTAAATACCAGGCCATCTTCCGATTTATCTCGGCGGAACTGTCATAGACCATACCCCGCATGTCCTCGATACCGACGTTCTGGTTGGCCTGGAGAATGTTCTGGCCAGTTGCTGTCTTGGCCCCGGTAGTAACTCCAGCCATCTGATCTGGGTTTCCAGACATATAATTATACCAGGTCTGAAGACTACCCATAGCGTTTTCGTTACCGGGGTTCTGTCCACCGAACGATACGACCTTAACCGTGTCAGGAGATCCGAATACCATATCTCCATCGGAACCCGTCCTGATATCCTCGGCCTCATCTGCACCAGCGGGATCTACAATAGCTATGTCTTTCTGCCGCAATATTTGTTCTACCATCTTACGCATAGTATCACCAGCCGCACGATGAAGGTCGTACCAGATACCAGCCGGTGCTACGGGATACGGATTACCCGGCACTGGCTGGGTAACGGACAGTATCGTGTATGGTCCCTCAGACGGGCCGTAATATTCTCTCGCGGCGAGGAAATCCTCCATTATAATCTGTTCGGGATCTGCGATAGTAAGCAGAGCGTCGGCACCGGGTACGAACAACTCGACCACATCCACCATATCTTGCAGGTCGTTTATCTCGCTCGAAGACATACCAGACTGTGTTATGGCGTCAACCCTGCGGGATACGTCTGGATGTCCAGATCTCGGGATTTTCATAACGAGGTCGTGATCGAAACTGTCATCATCTAACAGTATCTGGCGGGGGATACGATTGCGATCACCAATAAACGTAGACTTGGAAATCTTGCGACAAGTAGGATCGAACACGAAATCGTCAAGGTCTACGTTATCTGTGTAAACCTGACCATTATCAATAAGAACGTCACCATAATTTATCATGGTCCCGCCCTGACTTAAACCAGTCTTGAATACGCCGAACCCGAAACAAGCATCTATAGTACCGTACCGTAAGGTCTCTTTCAGATTGAGCTTCTTATCAATCCCATCAAGAGCAAGCCCGAGTAGGTAAGCATAATCCCGATATGGTATGAGTTCTGTACCGACTTCATTAACTGGATTCTGCATAATCAAGTTCGGGATCAAAGCCCTGATCGTGTGGAATATAAGATTTATAGGTTCATCACCTACCAGTCCAAATTTCTTAGCGTAATAATGCCCAACATACGCTTTTATAAACATCGCTCTCGCTTTACGGTAATGACGCCCACGGATGAACCCCTGCTTCACGACGTTTGCGAATTTTCTTGGATCGAGTACGTCTGGCATTTTATCTCCTGAAATCAAAACTACTTCCACTACGAACCATCTTCTTACGTTCCTTCGACATCTTGTGTCTGTGTGCAGCACACATCATAGTCTTTGGTGTACCGCGTTCTGGCAGCTTACCAGATCTGGCATCCTTGCTGTCCACAGTAAGAGCATCAGCTATAACACAGTCACCATGAGTCTTTCTTGCCGACAGGCTTTCCTCTACCATTGCTGCCGGGCCGCATCCACCACCAGTATAATAGATATACATCCTGGCCTCTTCCAAGGACCATATCGAATGATTAATATAACTGCTGTTGGCCAGGGCACGATCATAGTTATCCATCAGGATATCCTTAGCTGTCGTACTCGCGTGCCAACCATATTTCTTACTCACCTTTTCCCGTTTGTCCCCTGCCTTACGCATCCTGTAGTAGTATGGATAGTGATACACTGTCACCATCTGGCGACCAAAATCCCAACCGGGGCCATTCATCTCCCATTTCTGGAACGGGAGTTTCTTTCTTCCACCGATCCATAGACAGATCGCTGCCGCCACTCTCGCCATCTCATACGGTGGTGTCTCGGCATTACGCCACTCTGCCACTTTTTCTCCGGTCTGTTTGCACTTAACAGAGATGACACTATTAGACGCACCTTGGCCCTTTGATATGTCTTCACCAAGGACATAGTCTTTAGTTTGGTCAAGGCGTCCGTCGATAAGCTCTGTCCAAACACGGAGATCCCCGTGTTTAGCTCGTTGAGCACTAACCCGAGAAAGGTCTTTGCGTTTAAGGATGTCTTTAACACTGTCGTCGGCAACACCTTTCTTGAACGCTATATCCCACCTTGAAATTGGTTCCCGCCCGAACAACGCTATGTGCATGTCGATGTTCTCGGTAGTCAGACGCATCGAACCGGCTTCCATGTCAATAGCGTCGATCTCTCGGGCCATCTCTTTTGGGGATCTAACCTTGGCCTCGTTATCATACCAGGGTGATCTTATCTTCCACGCCTTAGTGATCTCGTTCTGAACTACATAGCGACCTTTGCCTTTATCCGGGTGTGCCCACCACATAAGTGGGAAAACCTTGATTAGCCCTGACTTCTTCCACTTACTGTACTCTGTTCCGGGACCGGCACCTGTTGAGTTTACGATTCTCATCAGACAGGCATCCCTGGTAGCCGAACGCATCAAGGCACCTTTTTCTACCTTGGAGAACTCATCTAATAAGCCCACCAACCGCCTGTCACCCGATGCAGCGTGCTGTGTAGTAGACTCACCATCAATACAGCTATTGTTCAAAGTATTACGCATGTGCATCTTGGTGCGTTCACGCTGTCCAGTTCCACAATTAGGGGGCCGCATCCATTCCGGTAGCCAGGCGTTTATGTAGTCATGTCTCTGGAATAGAGCTTTCATATTACCCGGCTTATCAACGTAATCTTCGGTCCTGGATAATTCCAGAAGTTCTGAGTTTGGCCTGAACAACCACAACCAATGAAGGAAGTTTATGCAAATCCAACTGGCACCCATGTCACGCGACTTATCAAACAGAATATCTTCTGCCTTCTTGCTTGGATTCTTAGGGTCAAGCATACTCAAGCACTTCAGTAACTGGTCAAACGCTTCATCCTGCACGTCCCAGGTGATGAAAGGCACATCAGCATTAGTAGAAATAACACGCTCACCGTCTTCTACGTCCATCTGGTGATAAGTCCATGAGAACAGATTAACCCACAATGACAATGAATCCTTACACATGGCCATCAGGTCATTCTGGTATCCAGTGTCATTCTCTGCGTCTTGAAGAGTCTGTAATCGCCACTCTATATTCTCTGCCTCTCGCTTGGGAATTAGTATCCCTGATTTTGGATCTTTATAGAACCTCGGCGTGTCCGGGAACGGAGTTTTAAGAGTAGGTTTGAATTGTTCGAGTGTATTAAGCATCCTGTTCTGTTTCAGCCATCTGATTCAATCTTCGTTTACTCTGGTCAGCAACGCGGTCGGAAAGCGTGGCCTTCTTCCTGCCAGGATCAGTAATAGCGGGGGCCATCTTGCCATCGAGCCGATCATAGATCATAGCTACAAAAGTACGATCAGGACTGTGTATGGTTTCGGTCCCGGTCTTGGGATCTATCTCTTTGTATCCGAGAGCCTTCTGCCAGATCAGCAGAGCCAGAGCTTGTAACCTGGTCAGGGGATTACCCTCATCATCGACCGTATGGAACTCATTACCACGTTCTCTGATTAACCTGGTAATCTCTACGGTCGCGGCCTTCTTCACACCCTGAGGTGTAAGGTCTTCTGGATTCTTTTTTGTATGATTTCCACGCATTATAGCTCCTAATCCTGGTCGATTGGTTTTACCAATGTTCCCACTGACTTCCAAAGAATTGTAGCAGCAGCCCCACTTGTGTTCCTTATTTCAAAGTATTCACCTTTTGCCACAGCAAAGAATACACTTGTCCATCGGTCATCCGCAGCTTTACCTTGTATGTACGCAACACGGTCTCCGTCTGTGTAAGGGTCAGTTGTAGAACCAACGTGTCCTTCTATGGCTTCTATAGTATTGCAAAGCCCCTCTGCAGTAACAAAACCATCCGTTTGTGCAAGATAAGCGTGGGTAACTAACATAGCGTCAGTGTTTGAATCTTCGTTTGTATATGCACTAAAACCCGCTGCAAGTTGAACATCATTACCTTCATCATCAGTAAACCATAATGTATTAGGTTCATCATCATGTACCCATATTTGCCCGTATCCACCAGTATCACCATCTGCATCAGCTTGTTCTTTTAATGTAATAGCACCCTCTACAGTGAGTTTAGTGTACGCCGAAGCCCTTCCTATAGCCAAGCCCCCTCCATTATTTATATAGGAGTCATCCGTTGTTACAGAAGAAAACTGCACTACCACTGAATTATTGTTCAATAGCCGCAGTCGGCAAGCCTCAACACCGCCACCTTCATCCA